CCGAAGTCAATACGCTTTACTATCATTCATAATAAAAAAACAGGCAAATTATTCCATAATAAATACATATGGTAAATAATTTGCCTGCGCATCTGAGTTTCTTCTATATAATATAATATCATTTTTTATCTTTCGAATCTTATCTTAGTTTATCTTTGTTGTATTTAATATAATTAGAGTCCAGTATCGATTTCAAGACCATTTTTTAGAAAAAATCGCACGTCTTGTTTGGTATATACTACGATTTCATATACAAGGCCACTCCAAAGGAATTCGTCAAACTCTGAAATAGTTTCATTTTGTTTCTTAAAGGTGCTGATAAAATTATCAAATAATTTACCTTGAAGATCTTTTTCTTTTATTTGCTTTGAGAGTCTATCTATCTCTGACGCAATGGTATCATATTTTCTTTTTAATCTGAAATATTCTTTATTATATTCATCTTGATTTAATGATACTTTACTATTTTGAATTACTATATTATTTATTTGTTCTACAACAGTATTAATTTCTGCAGTTTTATCTTTTAATTCCATAGTAAGACTATTCATATCACAAATAGTTTTTTTCATCTCTTCTGTATTTTTTATTATTTCTTCCTTTTCAGAAATTAATTGATTGACAACTTGAACGAAGAGCTGTTTGATTTCATACTCTGAAAGATTAGGAGTTTTACATCTATTTTTATATTTTTTGTTACATTGATAGATAGTTTTTTTATATTTGGTATTTGAATTCCATACTTTAGAACCATACCACCCCCCACAATTTCCGCATTTTAATATAGATGAAAAAATACTTATTCCACTATATTTTTTTATCTTTTTTCTCCTGTAAAGTTCTAATTGTACTTGGTCAAACTGTTCTGCGGTAATAATCCCTTCATGATGGTCTTCTATGTAATATTGGGGGATTTCTCCATTGTTACGAACACTCTTATGTGAGAGAAAGTCTTTGATATATGTTTTTTGAAATAAAAGATCTCCTTTATATTTCTCATTTTTTAAAATTTTAAGGACTGAACTATTAGCCCATTTTTCTTTTCCTCCAGGAGTTTTTATTCCCATCTCGGTTAGGTCTTTTGCTATTCTATAAGCAGAAAATCCTTCAAGAAATTTTTCATAAATATATCTCACTGTTGCTGCCTGTTCCTCATTGATAACAAATTCTCCATTAGGTCCTCTATCATAACCTAAAAAGGTATTAAAAGACAACGAACCTTTTCCATTAGCAAAAGCTCTTCTTTTCCCCCATTTAACATTTTCTGAGATAGATCGGGATTCTTCTTGAGCTAGAGAACTCATAATGGTAATAAGCAATTCTCCTTTTGAATCAAATGTCCAAATATTCTCTTTCTCGAAATAAATTTCAATACCGTTTTCTTTTAATTCTCGGACTGTTGTGAGTGAATCAACGGTATTTCTAGCAAACCTGCTAACTGATTTAGTTATAATTAAATCTATTTTTCCTGCGAGAGCATCAGCAATCATTTGTTTAAAGCCATTTCTTTTTTTGGTTGTTGTGGCGGTTATACCTTCGTCAGTATATATACCAGCAAATTCCCATTCCGGATTTTTTTTAATATACGCAGTATAGTAATCAACTTGAGCAGCATAACTCGTTGCTTGCTCTTCAATATCTTTGGAAACTCTAGCGTATCCTGCAACTTTTCTTTTTTGTGGATTTTTAAGAGAAACAGAGTCATACAAATTTAATGTAGCAGGAATTGTAGTTACTCTTTTTCCCATGTGATCACCTTTCCTTCTTTAAAATAGAAATCTATCCTATCATTATAAATGATAGCCTTTTCTATATTCTGAGCAAATAATCCTTCACATTGTGGTTCATTAAAAAGAGATTGTGTGGCTTTTCTTATAACGTCATCAAATTCTCTTTGCCCAGGACACTTTCTGCAGCACCATATTTTATATCTCTTTTTTTGCCCATTAATACTTAATGTTCTGGAATCAGCTTCAAGCATTTTACAACAATTTCCGCAAAATAATCTACAAGAAAATCCACTATATCCTTTCGTATAAGTTCTTAAAATCTGTTTCTTTTTTCCATCTTTTAGATCGAACACAATATATGCATTATCAATTGTAATAAGTTTGACTTCTCTTCTTACTAAATCTTCTTTAAATTCATTGACAGCTAATGCTTTTGTTGCTGCTGCTTCTAGTTCTATTTCATAAATATCTCGAAAATCACATGCAGCCATACCTTTCCGATCCTTAGCATTACAAACCCATTTTTTGCCGTATTTTGTCGTTCGTCTACATACAGAACATCCACAATTTCCACATTTGACAATACCTGAAAATGCAGTCAATCTAGGATTTTTGTTTGGCATTGCTTCCGCTCTCTCTTTTTTAATCTGTAATGCTTTTTGGAAATCTTCTTTAGAGATTAAAGGTTCGAACATGTTTTCTACAGCATACATTGGCAACTCACCTTTATTTTCTTTCCGAACATGATTTTGTGTAAAAAACCATTTCTGCAACAATAATGTTCCCGTATAAGAAATATTTGAAACAATATACCTAATAGTAGAATCATCCATTGGTATTCCTGTTTGTCCCTTAATTCCCCTTTTTTTTAGGGCCTTTGCTATACTATAAGCAGGCTCCCCGTCAAGATATCTTTTGTATATTTCTTTTACAATTGCTCCTTGTTCGGGGACGATGCTGTAACTGTTTCCATTCCATTTATAACCATATGGAGCTTTATATCCATTTGGTTTTCCTACTTTAAAGCCTTTACGAATTCCCCATTTTATATTTTCAGATGTGTTTTCACTTTCTGCTTGGGCATAAGCGGCCAAAAACGTGAGAAGTAATTCTCCCTCCTGTGATATAGAGTGAATATTTTCTTTTTCAAAATAAACGTCTACTCCTATATTTTTTAAATGCCTTATAGTGTTCAAAGTGTCTACAGTATCTCGGGCAAAACGGCTAACCGATTTTGTAAGTATAAGGTCAATTTTCCCGTTATTGCAGTCATCTATTAAACGATTGAATTCTTTACGTTTTTTTATGGATCTGCCGGTAATCCCTTTATCGGCATAAACTCCTACATATTTCCAATTTGGATTCTTTTGAATTAATGCACTATAATAATTAACCTGTGCTGAAAAAGAATACTGTGTCATTTCTGTTAGAGCAGATACTCGTGCATATGCAGCTACTTTTTTCTTTTCTATTTGCTTGGGGATCATCGCTTCTATCTTATGTATTTTTGACATAAACTTCCTCCTTCTTTTTACAATAAAAGTCATTAAACTTTTCTATTTATCTGTTTATTTTATCTTATCATTTCCATACTAATATAGCAAACATATATTCCAAATATACGTTTGCTATTTATATATAGTATGTCAGAAATTTGCTTCTATTAGAAATTTGGACGAGTTTTATATTTCCTGTCGAAGAGAAATGTTTATTAATAGAGGAGATGATATTTTATACTTATTTTGAAATAATTCTCCAATTTGTTTAAATTCTTCAGTTGTGATAATTTTTTGTTTTAATAGTTGATATGCAACAATCATCGTTCCATAATATTTTTTTTCATTTTCACATGATTTGTTTTTTATTTTCATCACCCCCAAATCTTTCGCGAATATAGCAATTGTGCGAACAATATTTCCTTTCTTTGTTCCCATAAGAGATAAATTCCTTTTTGCAATGTCTGCATATTAAATGATAGTATGCTTTACGCCTTACTTTATCTGGATGTTCATTCCACCATTTATTTCTACATATATCTGAGCAAAATTTTTTTGGTTTTCTTCCTAATTGCTGCTGGATATCTGTTCCACAATACAAACACTGATGAAAGGGTTCATTAATAGAAGCTGGTGCTTTTGCAATACCCCCAAGTCCATGTCTCTTACAATATGTCTTAACGGTATTTTCATTTATTTCTAGCTTTTGAGCTATCTTTTTATAACTATATCCAGTATTTCTAAGATCACGAATTTGTTGACGTTGAATATCATTCATTAAAATTTAGGTGAAAAATATCCTGAATTTTTAATCCAAAGAAAAATTCACCACCGTCTTTAAACGGTCCTCCTTTTTGTAATGTAATTCTATGGTTATTATTTAGATACCGCTTTTTTATTTAACATAAGAACCTTATATCTTCCGCCTTTATGTTCCAACACTTTGTATGTTACTCCCTTTTTTGTCCATGTATAATCGGTCAAGTTTACTTCCTGACCAAACGGAGCATAAGATTTTTCATTAAGATGATTGAGCATCCGTTCAAAATCGACTAATGTTAACCTGTTGTTACAAGAACGACCCTCATGATTTGTCCCATAAATAGATTTATATTCGGGGCAAGAATAAAATAAAGAATGCGGTCCTTCTTTTAATTGCATTTTATGACTGAAATCTTCTCCATGATTACCACAAAGTAAAGTTACAGTGTTCCAACTATCTGTTTTTATCATTATTTTCACATCCTTTCGTTAATAGTATGATAGAATGTAAAAAGACCCATTGAATTTTCTTCAATAGGTCTTCATTATAATTAATGTATTGTAGGTGTATTATTTTTTTGGTGCGGCCAATTTATAAAAAAGAATATTTTTTTCTTTTTTATAAACATAAATGTTAGTCGCTTTTTTTAGACGTATTGCCTCCTGTAAAGCGTTAGTTATATATTGTGGATAAAAATAGATAAGATATTCCTTATTGTTAATCAAACAATTAGACAAGAAATAATCTTCGTATCCCTGCAGTTCTCCAATGATAGCAACAACCTCATACAATTGAGGTCTTTTATTGGATTGTGCAACAGAGCTTGTTGATACTGGAGCATTAGAAGATTTTGAAAAATTTTCTTCTGGTTGTTCTGAGCTAACTAGCCCTGGACTTTCTGGCATATACTCCTCTGGCGGAATAGTATTATATGTATTTCCTCTTCGTTTTTGCATTTCATCCAGTATTTTCTCTCCTCTTGGAACAATATCCTGAGCAACAATATGACGGTATTCCTCCATATAAGTATATGCCTTATCAATAAAATCTAAGAAATCGATATCATTTATTCGCATATATCCGCTTACTCTGCATTGATAAGAGTTTGGTTCTATTTCTACTGAACTGCGTCCACCATTTTTCGGTCTGGACACTCCATTTTCTATTTGGATTGCCCATGGAGAGCGCATTGGCTTTCCAGTTTTTTCATCTACCGAAGTTCTACTGATAAAAATCTTTTTTGTTTTTGCTTTTCCTTTATCTGGACCATCCTTTATAATAGCCTCTGGCATGGTATAATTTTTAATAATATTATAAGGCATGGGCATATCAAACATTTTCGCTCTTGCATAAAGATATTTAATATCTTTAATATCCAGATTAAACTGGATGTGTTTTGCGTTATCCCCTTTTCCATTTGAGAAATCATTCAAGTCCAACTTAAACTTTCCATCAATGATTGTCATAAAATCTTCTCCTGATTCTATGCTGACAGGACGGAGATTTGCATAGATAGCTAAAGTTCGATTCTGTGTTTTGATTACAGCTACTTGTCTAGTTACTTCTTTAAAATTTTTTGTATTCATCGTATCGTTCTCCTTGATAATTTTTAATCCCGAATATCCTTCTGAATGTTATAAAGTCAGAAGGGATTCCAGTGATTCCATAAATGGAGTTTTTTCTTTTTTAATAGAAAGATAATCAAATATCTCAATTTGTATTTTCTTCCTATTGTTAAAATAATTAAAAGACAGGGTTCCAATTATATCAATTTGCTTCGGGACTTCATTGTTAATAAAACGTTCAGCCATATCAAATCCAATAGCATCCATGTTATTGCCGTATAGCTTGATGTGCTCTGCATTCTGTCCGATTCTCTGAAAAAAATGACCATTTCGCGGAGAAAGATAAAAATCATGTATCAAGAATACCGGATTAGGGTTACCTTCTCCATACGGAGCAAATTTTTGAAGTTCATCCATGTAATAAGGGATTTCTGATGCAGATATCTCCAAATCATATCTCAAACATCTATGATCAGATAAAACAATATCTGAAAGTTGAAGGTTAACCTGCTGAGAAAATTGAGATAACTTTGTCTTATCAATAGATAGTCCGGCGGCTCCTGCGTGACCCCCATAGCCGCTTAATAAGTCTTTGTTCTTATCTAACAAATTCTTTAAATGAATATTCCTTGCACTGCGCCCAGACCCTTTGTATAACCCAATTTTTTTAGGATATATAGGATCTGTAAAAACAAAAGCGGGAACATTATATTTTTCAGTTAATTTTCCTGCTAATATCCCAATAATCCCTTCATTGAAAGAACTGTCATATAGGACGATACATCGTTCATTGGCTAATACATCATCTGGATAGTTTTCTTGAATCTTATTCATAGATTCTTTTACAATATTCTGTCTTTTTTTATTAAGTTCAATCAACTCTAACGCAGCTGTATATGCTTTTTGATCATTCTCTAATATTGGATTATCAGGTTCCTTCATTTTCAATAAATTAAACACCTTCTCTGCTCCATTGTCTTCTAATCGTCCAGCAGCATTAAGGACTGGTCCGATTTTGAACCCGATATCATCTTCTTGGATATATTCGATACGTAGAAGATTAAGTAATACATTCATTCCGTAGGGAACTTTTCGCTGGTTTAATAGTTTTAAACCTCTTTTTACAATGTTTCGATTATCTCCATATAACGGCATTACATCAGTGATTGTTGCGATAGCTGTGAGAGCTAAGAGTTGTTCAAGTAGTTTTTTATTTTTAGGAATAAGCGTCTTTGCGAAGCGATATGCAATTGCTGCACCGCAATATCCTGCAAATTCAGAACCTCCTATTGCATTTGGATCAACAATGATATCTGCACTTGGAAGGCTTGTATCGGAACATAAATGATGATCTGTGACAATCACTGGAATTCCTTTTCTCTTTGCTTGTGCTATTTGTTTCAAAGCAGCGATGCCATTATCAACGGTGATTATAAAATATCCACAGGGAATTTCATCTATAATTCTTGAGCTGAGTCCATATCCTTCAGAAAATCTCTTAGGAAAACGAACTATAAGTTTATTCGTAAGTCCTGCTTGCTTGATATATTCTTTTAATCCTTCATAAAGATTAATGGCAGCAAGAATGCCATCAACATCATAATCTGCAATGATTGCAACATGAAGCCCTTTTTTTAGAAATGTTTGGGTCAAGATAACAGCATCTCTTAGATTTTTTATATGTGGATCTTTCGGGGGATTTAAAAATTCTTCTGATAACATTCCGGTATGATATTGAACAACATCTGTTATACTTTTAAAATCTTTATTTTTCTCCCACATTTTTTTTTATTCCTCCTTACATTTATTGTTATGAATTCGTACAATACAAAAATTATCCTCCTTTCATCTATTGCACTTTCATACATAAAAAGAATGATAGATGAGAGAATTAAATAAAAAAATAACGTAGGAGAGTCAGTGGGAGATACTATTCTCTCCGCCACCGCTGACGTTACACGAATTTTACAATTCATCCCACAGCCTAAAGAGGTAGAAGTATTTTTTATCTAACCTTTTTTTAAAAGTCAGACAGATTTTATAAAAAAATTTCTTGTTAAGCATATGCTTTCATTCCGCCTGTCTTTGTAAATGTAAAAGTGAAAACATGGTTTGTATATTTTGACGTTTCGTGTTCGTGTATATACTGAACCATATCTTTATAAGACATTTTTCGAGAAAACTGCTTGTGAAATCGTTCAGAAATGTGTCCAATAGTGTTTCCATGCATTAGCTTAATGATGCCGCATTCGTTTGGAACAAAGTACCATGATTCAAATTTGGTCTGAATGTGAATCTCATTAAAACGTAATTCTGCACAATAGTTATATTTTTTACATTCCTGTTTTACTTCTCTAAGAACTTCTTCATTAAATTTTCTATAATTAGACATTTATTCGTCTCCTTTCGCATATATTCTTTATTATTAGAATGACAGAAAGGCGAGAAAGATAATTTTTCTGTATAAAGTAAAAATCCGAAGGAATAAATTCCTTCGGATATATGGAACACAATATCTGTTTACTTGGCGAAAAAATAAAAATGTTCAGCTATTAACTATTTTTATAAAATCCAGGGCGCACAACGCTAGAACCCAATCCGTAGATTCGCTCAGACATTTCTCCTGCTTCCAGCTTGTTATATGCATCCGTATATTGGATCAATCTTGAATCCATATAGTCAATTTGGTGCAATACTTCAGCTTCTAAGATTGCAGGTGCGACTGGGCTTCCCCATTCTGTTGTACCATGATGAGAAAGTATCATGTGTCGAAGCATAGATACTTTTTCACTAGGATATGGATGTCCCTCCTGTTTAGCAAGGAAAACTTTTTCTAATATCATTTCATCTGCTAATACTATATGACCTATAAGGCGACCTTCTATCGTATAGTCAGATACACCAATCTCGTCAGTAGTTAGTTCTCGGAGTTTTCCAATATCATGCAAAATTGTTCCGCAAATAAGTAATTCATTGTTTAATCTCTTATTTGCTTTTTGTGTTACATAGGCTTCCTGAACCATTGAAAGAGTATGATATAAGAGTCCTCCATAAAAGTTGTGATGGATTGCTTTTGCTGCCCCCCACATAAGAAGTTTATCTTTATTTTCTTCCAAAATTTCTTGTGTTAAATCAACAATTCCCCACTCATCCTCTCTGCAATTTTTTAGATAAGAAACAAGTAATTGATACATTTTTTCTGGTTTTTCTGGTGCCGAAATGATAAAATCTTGAATCTCTACTGGCTCAGTAGGTGCAGAGCAGCTTTGTAATTGATAATCTGTTCTTCCTTCATATAATTTTGTATAAAGTGTTGCGGATACTAAAGTTCTTTCTGGGTATTTTGAAGTAAATCCTTCTTTTGTAGAATCCCAGGCATTAGCCTTGATTGTACTTTCTCCATCAGAAAATTCAATACAACAATAGGGTTTTCCGGCTCTAGTCTCCTTCTCTTCCACTCTTGTGATTAGTAATACTGTAGTATTAGTCTTATCCAGTTCAAAATCTTTAATCTTTAACATATAATTTCCTTTCTTTATAATCTTGTTTACTTTAATCCTCAGTCGCTATAAATTTTAATCTACAGCCGGTTCCTTTGTGCGAAGGCTGAATGCTGATGTTCTTTCCGGCGGTGCTTCACTTCCTGTCAGTGAGATATCGTTTTTTGAAGAATAACAGAATTGTGTTATAAACCTCCTTTCTTCCACAATCTTTCTTCTTTTTTTAGTATGAAATTTTGCCTAAAGTAATAAATAAAAAAGAGCCCCATTATTGGAGCTCCGTGTAAGCTTAATATAATAACTTACATAACATTTACCTGCATACCATCTTTTCCTTTGTGAAATACAGCAAGTATTCTATTTTCTTCTAAAGCAACAAGAATATTCGATAAAGCTACCTGTCTTTTTGATGGAGTAAATAGAATATTTTTTTTACGATTGTTCTCATCTATAGATAGACATAAAGAGCCATTGGGACATAAGGCTTGGGATACGGGCTTTCCAATGGAAATATATTTTATAGACTCTCCAGAAATGATGTATAAAGAAGCATAAAGACTCGTATCATACGGAGAATAAAATTTTATAGCATCAGACTTAGCAGGATTTCCTACATCTTCACATACTTTTACTATGCACACATCTCCCCTTGTTAATTTAGATGCAGCCTTTTTTGCATCAAATGTACAGCGTATTGTGCGCATATCATTAGGTCCATCCATTAAAAAGGGCCGTACTTTTAAATAAGTGACATCTTCCTCATTTTTTGTATCACAAATCATTCCAAAAATATAGATATTTTTCTCATTATCATATATTATATTATTTTGCATATTTTTTCAGCCCTTCTTTCCACACTTTTCCTATACATTTACATAATACTTCATATTGTATCTCTGTTTTTTGATGCAAGTAATAATCTGCAACTGCTCCTGTACAATAGATAGCGTCAAATTCAGTACCACTTTGATCAGGAATAGATGAAAAAAAATCATCGTCCTGCATAAGTGCTTTTGTTGCTTTCGTTCCATTAGCTTTTGAAAATTCAGCACTTTTAAGAAATGCGGTTACAGTATTTTTTATGGAAGATATTTTTTTCTTGGAAGCTCTATTAAGATTATTCATGACTTTATTTATTATATTTTTTTTACAATAATCTTCTACAAAATCCTTAACTAAAAACTTTCCTACATGCTTTTTTAAAGATACATCATCTAGCGGAATTATTGCCCCTCCATAGATAATTGTTGATTCTAATGAATAGGAACCTCTTGATATATCAGAAAAAGAAAAGCGGCATCCAAAATGAAATTTGTGTCCACATATGGTTATCTCTGAGGCTTTCATGAAATTGATTACAGTCTTCATATGTGTAATGCTATAAAAATAAATTCTAAAGTTGTCATTGTCGTGTTTTTTCAGTTCATCCCATATAGATTGAACGGCATCTTCAGGAGTGATTAAGAATCTGCATGATGTTGCTCCTAAAAGCCGCCCTGCATATTTGTTGTCTGTACGATAAATAATCTTAAATGGTCCATTATTTTGTAAAAGTGAACAGAGATAAAGGTCTCGGAAAATATTTCTACCAATCTGCATTTTTCCGCATTCCATTTGATTACATAAGGTACTTAAAAATAATTTTGAGGGAACTAATGTGATACATCTTTTATTGACTTTTATTTGAAAAAAGAACCCATTTTCATAAATATCTCTAATTAGTTCGGATGTAAGTCCCTTATTTTTCAAACTTTTAATAGGCAATTTCCCATAATTGCCCTCCCTTTTCAAATATTCTTTTTGCCGAGTAGTTGGAAAAAACATTTCGTTATTAATCTCATCCGGACAAAGTCTGGCTAATACAAAGTTATCCTCCTGCATATCAATGATAGAATACATAATTAATTCTGAAGAATCAATTTCTAATATCGTTGTCGATTCGTTCATTTTTTTTAGAGCATCTTTAAGATCCGATGCCCAAGAACCTTCTAGGCGAAAACCATCACTTAAAATATCATTATTAATTGTTTCCATGTTCTAATCCTCCTTATAAAATTTAAAAAAAAGATGATATATAGTTTTCCTCCATATCATCTTTCTTATCATCTTTTATAAGAATGAAATTTTAACGAACAGAATAACTTTTTCATAAAATCTACAGTTATGCGCATGGACATGAATGAAACGTCATGCAGCTACTGATTTTTGATGAAAAAAACCTATACTGCCAGTAAGCACACACCCCGTCTATAATCTTTGATTTAGGCGGGGAGGGTTCACGTGCAGAGTACTCAGTTATAAGATTTAGAACATTCTGTCTCAAAAACGATTTCTGGATGTTCGTCAAGAGCGAGGAGGATATTAAGAAGCTCTGCTTTTTCGCGAGCAATATCTTCCTTATGTTGTCCCACTAACTCAAACATATCGTCAATAAAAGGCATTAAGCGAATTGGAGGGATTTCTGAATTTGCAGCTACTTCATTTAGATAATGATTTTGTACATTATATCGAGCAATAATTTCAGCTCTTTCTGATATAGAAGGGTATTTTATACACTCTTTTTTAGGATCAATATTGGATATGGATAAATTGATAGAAAAAGGCTCTTTTTTCGTGCATATAGAACAAATTTCATCCCAGATTATCTTTTTTTTATTTTTTGGATCTTTACACTCCATTTCACTAAGGCTATATTCTTCAAAGATTTGAAATGCTTTAAGGAGTTTTTGATTTGCTGAAACAATTTTTATGTAAGTATATTCTTTATATGGAATAATATGTGCAAACACATTATAATTGTATAACGTATTGCTTCTAGCCCTTTGCGAGGCATCAATTCGCTGATTAAGAATTTGTACTGCTGAATCATAGATGGATATGCCATCCTCCTGACTTAGAACATTAAGAGTAATATTATCGCATAAAAAAGCAATCTCCTTGCCCAGTTGCTCATGATATAATTTAAAAGCGATTTTGTTTAAATTTTTCTGTACAGTTGCGATTTTATTCCAAACTTCTTTCATATCTATACTGTTTATTCTATATCCATAAATTACCATAAGTTATTCTCTTCCTTTCTACTCTAATTCGTGATACACCGACGGGCAGCTGAAGTTGACCGCGGCTTTCTGCATGTGTTTGATAATTATTATTACTTATATATAGTATGTCAGAATAGCAGTGTGTCTGATTTTTTAGCATGAATATGACCAAACGGGTTTTATAAAAAAAGTTTCTACAGAAAAAATGCCCTTTTTAAAATAAGAGTATAATAAGAAATACAAAGAACACCAATCCTGAATGAAATGCTAATCTATCATACTAATAAGAGACTGGGGAAGGAGGGCTGAAAATGAACAGTGCTACATTAAAAAGTATCGTGCTATTTTTATTAAATGACGTAGATGTTAAAACAAATGAAAATGCTATCGAACTTTTTGAAAGATGGAGAAAAACGACACATTATTGTGTAAAAGACCCCTTAGAAGTGAAATGGTGTTTAGAATATTTAAATGCGATGAAGTCATTTAATAGAGATGCATTAAAAAGAACAGCTATTGCGGATGGTTTTATTTCTGCCTGATGGATTAAGGGTAAAAGAAATAAAAAACAGCTTATGGAGGGAAAAGATATGTCAGCAAAAAGAAAAAAAGATATTGAAGAGAAATATACAACTGATAGACAAGAAAAAGTCGAACTTTTTAGACAAATAAAATGTGATATCCACAGTGAAAATGAAGCGGTGTGTACAGCGGCAAAAAACAAATTATACGATGAATTGGTTGGTTTTATTGGACTTGAAATAAATAGATATTTTTCTACATACAAAACCGAGTATTATGAAGAAATGATGCATGAAGCATGGGTTGGTATCATGGAAAATATTGATGATTACGATCCCGGAAGGTCATTACCAACTACATGGGCACATTATGCAATCGTTCATCAAATTAAATTATTTATAAATGAAGTATCAAACAAATCATCAACTCATCATTCTCTGAGAATGAATGAGATTAAGAATTGCATCGAAGATTTTAAAAAGAGAGGTCTCACTCCAACTGTATCGGATATTTCAAATTATACCAGTATTAGTGTAAAATGCGTAGAGGAAGAGTTGGATAGAATAAATCTTACAAAGCCTACCAGCCTGGAAGCTTATCCTGTTGAGAGTCCTAGTTTTTCAGATATTGGACAAAATCCTGAATTTTTATATATGAAAAATGAACTGGCTGAAAGATTGTATAAAGCAATCGATGAGTTACCATCTATAGAAAGAAATGTTATAAAATATCATTTTGGCATTGGAGCAGAAGAAGTTTCTAGTGCAACAAAGATTGCACAAAAATTAGGAATAAACAGAACAGAAGTGCAAACAGCATTGAGCAGAGCATTAAAAAAATTAGAATCATCTCGTTACCTTGTTGGAGAAACAGGAAATAAATGGGAAGACGAGAAAAATGCACATGTTGGCCAAATAGTATTAGATTCTATAAATGATAAAGAAGCTGAGGAATATTATTCTATGTTTCATCCTCAAGAAGATGTTGTTCTAGTAGTCTTAGATGACAATGATGATTCCTCTTCTCCTTTAACACCTGCTAAAGAAGAGACTGATGAGGAAATACATCTCGTTTTTGGAGCTTAGTTAGATGTAGAAATCCCCGCATTTTATTGCGGGGATTTTTTTTAAGAAAGATATATTTCTGCGATATATGTATTCCCATTTTTTTCAATTACAGCGATACCGACATTAGAATATCCATTTGACATTCTTATTTTCCGGCTGCCGTCATTTGACTGGAAACGACTATGAATCTCATCAGCTGTCTTTGATGGTGCTTTCCATATATTTTCAGATGGATGAGAAGAACTAATTTTCCATAAATTACACATATCATTTAATGTTCCGTACATTGGACTTGTAGAACTTGAATAATCATATATCGCCATATCTGCAGCACGAATACATGCCAATTTATATGCCTCACTGCTTGTATCCATAGACAAAGAAGATAATCCTTCACTTTTTCTTTGGGCGTTCAATTTTGTTAGAACATCATTTGCTTTTTTAGTATCAAACTCAACGCGAGAACTTACTCTTGCTAACTCTTTATCAAGTGTAGATTTTATTTTGGACTTATCCGGACTGTCAGCCGCTGTTAAAGTTTCTTTATTTATGACTTGAGGTCCGATTTTCTTTGTTTTTAATAACGTCCCATCTTTTTTATATATTTTCTGTATTGTTGTTTCATAAGTAATGCGAACTCCATTTTCAACTTTTGTATCTTGTGAGGTTTCTGTTACAGTATAAGTTCCGTCACTATTATTGGATCTTTTTTGATTGCTGGAATCACTTCCTATAGCAGAAATTTCATTATTTGATGATGTATTGTTCTGTGCAGAAGTCGAAGAAGCAGCCTTAGTAGCAGAGTCTCCTGTTAAAGCTTTATTAATAGCATTTATATCATCAGAAGAAGTTTTTGGTTTATCTGTTTCTTTCCATATATATTTACCCTTTTTATTTTTTACACGTTTTCGATACCCAGTTAAGACATTATTTTTATCATATACAGCATAAACATCTTTGGAAATATGTTTATAATTATTAGGAACGGATTCTGCACTCTTCCCTTCATCAATAGATTTTCCGTTCTTGTCTACTTCTACGAAAGCGAAAGAATTGTCTTTGTTACGAATATATTTTAAGTATTTAATTGTACCATCCTTTGATGTTACTTTATATACATTTTTTAATCCTTTGACAGGTTCATAATTATCAGGGATATTAGGATCATATTTAGACCAGACCCACGAACCATCTGCTTGCTGAGTCCTTTTCCAATATTTTTTTACATTACCGTTATTATCAACCTGCATATAGATATTATCTTTCCCTGGCACAGGAATATAATTTACTGGGATTTCTTCATCTAATACCCAGTCGGCATCAGCTTTAGGGGTAGAATATCTGCTTTCATACCAAGGGGTTTCTTCTTTTTCTTGTATGTTTGACGGCCGGTTAATTGGCATTTTTGCCTTTACACCCCATTCTACTCCTAATATAACAAGAAGTAGACAAAGTATAGTAAATGATTTTCTCATAAACATTTCCTCCTTTTAATAGAAAATTTCCCCTCGATCGCATCGAGGCTTTTCTTATACCCGAGTGAACTACTACGGTTGTGATTATGGATTAAAACAATAATGACTACAGATTAAAATTTTTCATTAATAGTATGATAGAATAGGAAAAAATGATTTTTTATCTACCCTTATAAATTGTCATTTTATAAATAGACATAGTTAATGATGGAAGGGAGGTTAAAAAAATAATCATAAGTGTCTAAAAATCAAAAGAAAGAAGGATAATTTATGAAACATGTTTTTCCTTTAAACAAACGTTTTAGACAAATAATAAAGTTATCTAGACTGTGTGATAAACACAATATTCCATATGATATGAAACGATTTATGGATGGCTGGGCTTTGAGTATCCCTAATAATGAATCAGAATTATGCTGTGTAACTCAGCATAGTTTCTCTGAGGGAGGTAAAAAAAATTTATTGGAGATAGAGTTTTATATTGGGGGATATGAGAGTAAAGGGAATCAGAGTGCAGAAGAAATTCTCTCACAATTAAGAAAAGTTCAAAAGTATGAAGATACTAAAAAAAGGGGGATGCATCGAATACAGAAATATTTTGCATCGGATGATGAAACAATGGTAACTAGAGATTATGAGATTTTAAAGGAATATTTAGATTTTCGAAAAGAAAATGATGAATGGTTTGTAGTACAGATAAAAGACTTAGGAGCTGTAGGCATTCCTAATCTTCCGTTATTTTTCCCAAGTTGGTGTAATAACATTACAATAAAAAAAGATGGATACACGCAAAAGGTAGAAAATATTGATTGGACTGTAAAAGAAAATATAGAATGTATCGAGTCACACGGGATCTTTCTGACTGTGCCGTATCATAACAAAATAACAGCTTTTCCGGTAAAAGATTCTGCCTATTCTTCTATTTTGAATAGAGCAGACGATTTTTGTCCGGTTATGTTACGTACAAAAAATAAAAATAGTAAGTTATATCTGCCTGCAAATGAACGAGCAGAGCGATTATGTCGAGATTTTACTTTACAAAAGGAAGCTTGTAAAGTTTTATATCGTGATGGAAAAATAGTATCTGTTTTGTCAAAAAATTATTCTGTATTAGAAACAGACCAGCTGTTAAAAGTATTGGAGAGGAAATTGCAGGAAAAATTTCCAAGATATTTATTTGATAAAGCTGTTTTATCAAATGATTTAACAATAGTAGAATATTTATTAAATGAAACAGAAATCGAATCAAAAATCCGAAGAAAATTAAATGAATCTTCGATACTTTCCTTAAAATTTGGAGTAAGATTTGCGACATCCGATACTGGCGAGTCCAAGGTATATGCTTCTATTTTCTGCGACATTAATAATGCACGAGTTATTATTGATTCAGGAATAAACATGGAACATAAAGGGGATATTTCACCAAAAGATTTTAAGGAGAAACTGGAGAATATTGACGTAGTATTATTGAACTCTGTCAAACAGATTCAAAAGCTTAGTAATATTACAATAACGGATTTTGCAGAAACTCTTAAAATGATAGTAAATACTTCCAATTTTCTGCCAAAGCTTTTCTCAGATGAAGTAATAGAGGAAATAACAAATTATTCTCAGAATACTACTGCCCTTAATTTATACATAGCATTAAACCGTATTATTGAACGCCATATAAAAATGAATGAATCCTCTGCAACAAGGAACATGGTTTTATATGAATGCATGACGAAACTAATGTATCTTGATTATGAAAATCTTAACAAAAAATCTTTTTCATAAAATCTGGACAGCTTTCTAAGAAAGATAAATAAAAAAAATATTTACAGAAAAATCGCATATGCGAGATTTTTGATAAAAAACAGGGATTCTCCTGTTTCTTAGGCAGTGATGATGAAGATAATGTAAAAAGACATTTATGTGTAATGTGCACAAAAGCCAGTTCAGTAACCTTATACTGAACTGGCTTTTGTATGATTACCATCTTTTGCTACAGCTAGGAAATCTTTTTGCAATATAATTATACTTCTGCAGGTTCGTAATAAATATGAGTAAATGTAATGGCGATATCATTTCGGATAGAGGCGAGCATTCTATCAAACATGCTGTAACCTTCTAATTTATATTGGGCCACAGGATCTTTTTGAGCATAAGATTGCAGGGAAATGCTCTGTTTTAAATGTTCCATATTATCTAATTGCAGCATCCAATTGTTGTCAATAACTTCTAAGAGGACGCTTCTTTCATTTTCTCTCATTTGTTCCGGAGTAATCAATTCCTCAATTTTCTGATATTTCTTAAAAAATATCTCAAATACAGTCTTGGAGAGCTCTTTTTGAGTAGAATTAGAAGAAATAGTAATCATTTCATCTTTTTCTAAATAATCATTAAGAGCAGATACATCCCATGTTTTATTTTTCTTATCATAAGAAATACAGGAGTTTGCAACATCACGAAGCATATTTAAGATAGTTTCACGAATATTTTCTTTATTTAGAAGTTTTCTTCTTTCTGCATAAATCAATTCTCGTTGATCGTTGTTGACTTTATCGTAATCAAGTAACTGTTTTCTCATGTTGTAATTATTAAGTTCTACTCTTCTCTGTGCTTTTTCTACCTGTTTGCTTGCTGTTTTATGAGTAATCTCTTCATTTTCCTTAATTCCAAGTTTTCTATAAAGTTCGATATATTTTTCAAGGCCAAATAGACGAATGAGATTATCTTCCAATGAGAGGTAGAATTTAGAGGAACCAATATCACCCTGGCGGCCGGCACGTCCACGCAGCTGATTATCGATACGGCGAGATTCATGACGTTCGGTACCAATTACACGTAAACCTCCTAGAGCTAACACTTCTTTCCCCAGAATAATGTCTGTTCCGCGTCCAGCCATATTTGTTGCGATTGTAACCATTCCTTTTTCTCCAGCATGAGAAATGATTTCTGCTTCTGCTTCATGATATTTTGCATTCAATACCTGATGTTTGATACCGATTTCCTTTAATTTCCGGCTTAAATACTCAGAAGTATCAATATTGATTGTTCCAACCAATACTGGTTGTTCTTTCTCGTGCGTTTTTACAATGTCTTCTATGATTGCATGAAATTTTTCTTTCTTTGTAAGATATAATGAATCTGGTTCATCGACACGACTGATTGGTTTATTTGTAGGGATTGGACATACTTTCATATGATAAGTATCTCTAAATTCCTTTTCTTCTGTTTTGGCAGTACCCGTCATTCCTGCTTTTTTATCATATTTATTGAAGAAATTCTGTAATGTGATAGTTGCTAGGGTATTATTTTCTTTTTGAATCACGACATGTTCTTTCGCTTCAATTGCCTGATGTAGACCATCAGAAAAACGTCTTCCCTTCATAATTCTTCCTGTAAATTCATCAACGATAAATACCTGTTGTTCTTTTACAACATAATCTTTATCTCGGAACATCAGATAATTAGCTTTCAAGGCAAGTATAATTGTTTTCTGGATAGCAAGATGTTCTGGTGCAGAAAAATTCTCGATATGAAAATAGTCTTCTACTTTTTCTACACCTGCAACTGTTAAAGAAACATTTTTATCTTTTTCATCAACATAGAAATCTCCATCTTCAACGATATCTTCTCCAAGAATGGCATCAATCTTTTTTAATTTTCCATCGCCTTTTCCTTTTTGCATCTGTCGGGCGAGAATATCACAGGCAATATACAAAGAAGATGCATCACTCTCATTTCCAGAGATGATAAGCGGGGTTCTGGCTTCATCAATAAGAATAGAATCAATTTCATCAATAATGGCAAAATGTAAGCCCCGTTGTACAATATCTGTGCTTTTTTTAGCCATATTATCGCGAAGATAATCAAATCCTAACTCATTGTTTGTGATATAAGTAATGTCACAATTATAAGCTTGTTTCCTTCTATCCGGAGTATAATCATTTAAAATATATCCTACGGATAATCCTAAAAATTCATGGATTTTCCCCATCCATTCGGCATCACGTTTTGCAAGATAATCGTTAACAGTAACAATGTGAACCCCTTTTCCTACCAGAGCGTTTAAATAAGCTGGCATAGTAGACACTAAAGTTTTTCCTTCTCCTGTAGCCATCTCCGCAATATTACCTTCATGAATAGCAATACCGCCCATAATTTGAACAGGATATGGTTTCATCCCCACTACACGGAAAGCAGCTTCTCGAACAACAGCAAAAGCTTCTGGGAGAAGTGAATCGAGGCTGGTTCCTTCTTTTAGTCGCAGTTTAAATTCGTCCGTTTTGTGACGTAATTCTGAATCACTCAATTTGCTCATATCACTATCCATTTTAAGAATTTCTTCAACAATCTTGTTCCATTTCTTTTTCATAAAATAATTCTCCTTTACAAGTCGTGTGCAACGATTCTTTAGTTATTATTTTTTCCTATAGATAGTATGATAGAACGTAAAATCTTTTTAATAGCAGACAAAAAAAGTGTCATCAGGAAGGGTATCGTATAAGATATCCATGTTATTTCGCGTGATATGAATACAGTTAGTGGACAATTCTCTATCATCGAGAATGGATACCGGATGGAGGTAAATCCCCTCTGATAAAGGGAGTAATTTATCTTTTATATCATTAGAATCTATACTAATAAAACTATTTGTATCTGAAAAGGCAAGTTTTGATTGCTGATCGTATTGTATTGCCAAACAATCAAGTCCTAATAGAGATAGGTTATCTTCTCGTTTTTGCTTTAATGAAAGAACTTCATTCATTTCCTGCCCCATCAAACAATCCATATCAAATACCAGTTGACCATCTTTTACATAATATAATTTATTATTATAGGAATCAATCTCAACATATGTTTTGCCCAAACCATTGTTTTCGTGTGTAAAAGATTGGATACTGTAACATAATTCTCGATTTTGAGGGTTTCCAGTCTTGATATCTGATAATATCTGTTGTGTTTCTTTTTCCTGGTCTATTTTCCAGCCATAATCGCTGTAGACTTGCACCATTCTTCCGGATATAGTCCGAAAATCCTGCTCTTGTTCTGCAGTATTATATTTAGCAGCAAGGGTCTCGACATATTCTTTGATCATATTTTCATCAATTTTGATCTTCATTTCACTATCAATTGAAAGCCACGAAGCGATTTTATCACTGTCAATACAATCTCCTTCTGTATAATTTATCGTAGACGATATATATTGATTCAATTTCTTAGTTGCTTTAATGACTTTAGTAGATGAACAGGTGTATTTTGCTGTCAGATAGATATCTGCTTTTTGCAGATCTAATTCTGTGTTTAATTGTCGTATAGAAGAAAGGAGTACAGAAGATAATTTTTTTGTATCAACAATAGAGCCCTTTTCTTCTTTTTTTATCCTATATGAACCATTTTTATACACTGGCTTTGCACTCTTTGGATATGTTTGATTTTCTTTATGCATAAAGGTTAGGCTATTGATTATCCTCGACAATTCTTTGTTGTCGTATTCCACATTAAGTTCCTGTTTTAAGTCATGTTTTTTCCATATGTTTACTGGCCACAGAAAGGAATGTTGTAAATACAATGCATTTTTAATATCAGCATCTGTGTTTAAATGCAGATCATAGGTATCACCATCCAACTCGGTCTTAGAGCCGTCTGGCTGTATTATTGTTATATTATGATTTATCACTTTTTTTTGAAGAATACGCTTACTACTCTCTTTATCTCTTAAAGAAACCTTTTCTCCATTTAGGTTGGTTCCCGGATAAAAATGGTCAGAAAAAAATAAAGCAGTTCCTGCGTATAAAAATAGGATAAAACAAAGTATCTTAAATATTTTTTTCATTATATATTTTGAAAACCTCCATATAAGAAAAAGACCGATTATCGGCCTTTTTCTTTTCATTGCCCTAAATTCATTTTCTAAATAAAAGGAAGTTCCTCTTCTACTCCTTCTGGAATAGTCATAAATCCATCTGGCATTCCCTGAGAAGAAGCGGCTGGAGCTGGAGCTGCAGGTGCAGAACCATAATTTACAGCCTGTGATGAAGCAGCTTTGCTCTCTGCAAAATCATGTTCTTCTACAACAACATCTGTTGTATATACTTTAGCACCATCACGATTGGTATAACTACCTGTCTGAATTCTTCCAGAAATAACAATCTTAGTACCCTGTTTTAAATACTTCTCAGCGAATTCTCCATTTTTACCGAAAGCGACACAATTAATAAAATCCGCTTCTGCTTCACCATCTCTATGGTATCGTCTATTTACCGCTAATGTGTATCTGGCAATACAAGTAGACTTTTCTCCCTGTGAATATCTAATATCTGGATTTCTAGTCAAACGTCCCATTAAAATTACTTTGTTCATAAAATATCTCCTTTTTGTACACTATTTATATTATGGTTTACATCGTTGAAAATAGAACAATGAATACATATATACCTCCTTTCCATCATCGCACTACTCTCATAAATAAGTATGATAGTTTGGCAAAAAAATAAAAAAAAGCCTCCAGAATATCTGGAGGCAATAATACCATCACGTAAGAATCTCTTCACGTCCTAATTTTTCACCTTTCGGCTTTTCAATTACAATTCTTGGACGGGTATAAAGTAACTCTTTTTCATTGTCAGGTACAAATTCAATATCTACCCCCTGGGTAGTGGCAACACATCGTAATAACAATAGCTGTTATCATATGTGTAATGCAAGCTAATTCGTCCGCGATCTTCCTCTTTTTCAAATGTAAGTCCTATTTCACATTTTTCATCATTAGCTTCAATGGATGCTATTTCTGCTTCATTACAAGCATCCTTTTTAGCGGTGTCCCATGCTTCTTCAAAACTGTTAAACTCTTGATAAGGTTCTTCATCGCCCCAGGAATAAGAGATCTTTAACAACCATTTCATATTTTTTTCTCCTTCTAATGCAGATGAATGATGTTTCCGATGTAATATTTTGTATCGGGGATGGCTGTCCGGATAAACTGATCAAATGGTATCATGGAATCTTCATAAGCCATATCGCCCCAGTTATCCTGGATAGTATCTCTTAAAGTAAAAAGATCACTGTTGGAAAACTCATCCAGATCCATATCGGCAACCATTTTTTTTACCTTCGTAAAACGATCCCGGAAATAATTTTCTTTGCACTCTTTTGTAAAAATGATATAAGGGATGTCATCTTCTTTTCCAACAACAGCTCCCAGTTCCTGCATTTCTTCTAAAAGAATACATGCTGCGTCTTCTTTATTTTTTTCTGTTTTCACAAACTCTGCAATATCTGGAAGATGCTCATATAATTCTTCTTCCTGTAATTGATTTAAAAAATCTTTTTCTCTCTGTAATTCGTACATCGTGCCTCTTGCCATATGCTTATACTCCTTTTTCTCCCAATGTTTGCAGATATCCATCTACTGTCTCGCTCATTAATTCATCATTATACATGTCATTATAATTCATGTACCCTGAGTCCATATATGCTGATAAAGCAATGTTGATACCTTTTTTGATATCTTCGTTTTTAACCTCTTCTAATAACCGATTAAGTAATGTCTCATATACACTATCCATTGCAAATTTTACCCCTTACTTTTTGATTACTGATGTTTTTCTTTCTCAAAATCTTTTGCGAGCTGGTCAATCACTTGTAATACCTCTTTTTTATTCTTGCATTTAAATTCAATATCATATCCATTACGTCCAGTGAAAATTTCATACATATAATCACTGCCATATGGGTGGCCGCATTGTACTCCAAAGTATAATTGATCTCGGACATCATCATCTGCATCCTCTTTATTTTCTTTTATGGGTTCAAATCTAAAATCATCATACAATGGATAACTGCAAGGACAATTATTCTTGAACCATACACGAAAATTATCGAGAATGTAATCATTTTTAATGTCCTTAATAATGTTTCCCATTTTTTTAGTTTTTTAGCCAAAGATTTAGTTGAACAAAACCAATCATACCATCCTGCAGCACATTGAGTTTTAAAATCTTTATTATCAAATTTTCCATGATTAAATTTATCAATCCATTCTCTTACAGTAATATTCTTCATGTTTTATTTTCCTCCAATTCCTTAATCTAATATTCGGCCTTTCCATTTTTTACTATAAGACAAAAATAATCATCTATAGAAGAAATGTTTAATTCAGAACCATCTTCTAAAAATGGGGCAATAGATCCAAATATGTCTAACATTACGCTTTTCCAACTATATGTAGCATCAAAATCAGCATTATAAGATATAATATCCTCGTTTCTTGCTACATCGATAACAGTCCCATTGCAGGATGAAAAGAATATTCTTATCAGGTCATTAAAATTATCTGTTCCTATCCCGCGTTTTTGATTTTCTTCAAGTCCAAAATTTACATATGGTTTGTTTTGGATATATTCCTGCATTACTCTAACAGCTGCCGCTTCATTTTTGAGAGTAATATTAAGACTTATGCTAAAACAATCTCCCATAATCTTGTTCTCCTTTTTTATTTTTTAATCGAAACATGATGATATAATGTTATCCTCCTTTCGTCATCAAAAATTGTTTCAATAGTATTGTGATAGATTGTGAATAGGAATAAAAAAATCCCGGGAATATAATCCCGGGAATATAATCATCACATTTTTTTATAAATCATTTGAATAGCGTTCCGTCCTCTAAGAATTCCCACTCATTTATCTTACAAACATTTTCCATTGATTCATCATCAATAGAATAAAAGAATTGATAGCCAGCAGCTTCAAGTTCTGCACAAAATTTGGTAAATAGATCAACAATATATTGCTGAAATCTCTTCATCAATTTTTTGTTTAGATTTTTAAATGGTGGAGTAATTTCTGTCAAAATATACTCCCATTCTTCTGCAAGGTCAATCCTATCAACCATACAATAAGCATAACGGTAATTTTGAGGTAAAGTAATTTCCCAGCCACACTCTTTTGCATAGCAACAAAGAGTCCTTTTCTCTTTCTCTGTAAAACTATCTTCTGGCTTAAAAGAAGTTAATGGGGTAATGGATAAATTATATAGTACATCTTTTAAATTTAATGTACCATAAACATTAAGACCATCCCCTTGACAGTACGACAGGGAATACTGTACTTTTAAATCGCTTTTAGGAAAGCGATGAGATAATTCTTCTTTGCACATATCTGAAAATTCTTCATTTTGATAGAAATTATTCAAATACCATTCTTTCACCTTAGTTTTTACATCTTCTGATAATTCAGAAAATTCATATATTTTATATGTAACATTTACTAATCTCATATGTTTTCTCCTTTTTTAATGTTCTATGATGACTATATAACAAATCGTACAATACCATTTCCTTCTGGCAACTTCATAAATTCTCCGATACCGCCATGATATAATTTTCTGGCTTCAGTACGGGAATACCCACAGATATCACACCAGTCTGAACAAAAGTCTTCCCAGTCTGAATACCAAGCGCAAATTTCTGCTTTGATATGGTATCTGGCTGCGTGAGCTTCTATTTTTTGTTTAATCGTATCTGTTAATTTGATATATTGGCGTAAATATTCTTCACTTTTTTTATCCATAAGGTAAATCCTCCTCTTTATAAAATTCCAAAGTCTTCGTAAGAATTGATTCGTTCCAATTCAGCATCTAATTCGGAAACATGGATATCTCCTGTATCATCCACTGCTTTTCCATTTCTAAATGTAGAAATTGTTACCAAGTTATATGCTTTTGTTTTCTGGTCAAAATCTTCATCTTTGTATATGTGCAAAACAAGATTTTTCTTTCTTCCGAAATCATAAACTTCTATCTTGTCATTTGCACAAAGGTCTTTACAATAGTTAATAACGGTATTAATATCTGGTGATTCTAATTGATAAACCATATTTTTCTCCTCTCTACCTTGTAAACTTCGGACATTTTATGACCAAATTTCCTTTGCAGGAACTTCCTTTGGGGTAACATCGAAAATTCGATTGCATACGTTCGCAGTCTACATAAGAGGTCTTACAGATACTGCATAATCCATTTTTATTGATGTATTCCTGCTCTTTTTTCTTTTCAAGTTTCATTTGTTCTTCCTGCTTCTGTTGTTTTTCTTTTTCCATAACAATAGATAATTTTTTTTGACATATATCAGAACATATGTTAAAAGATTCATCAAGCCTGCTAACAGGACATTTGAATGTCTTTCCACAGACTATGCATTTCCGTATCACGCAAGATTCAGATGCGAGTTTCTTCTTTTTACATTCATTCGAGCAGGTAACGCCTTCTCCAGCAAATTCTTTACCACATACAGGACAGATCTTTAACCCGGCAGCTTTTCTCCTGCTGGACTCTCTTTTCTTTTTATGCATATGATCGATGTAACATTCTTTACTACAATAGGTTGATTTTTTGATAAATTCTTTTCCGCAATTAGGACAAATCTTGACTTCACCTAATTTTCTGGCATTATCCCATTTATTTTTTTCTGAACACTCTTCACAGCAAAACCATGTTTTCCCATTGACATCATAAATATTTTCTGTTTCTGTCATTGGCTTGTGACAATAACCACAAAATGTATGCTTAATCCGATAAGTTGATCCACACTCTTTGCTACAAAAATCTTTAGGATGTACATAAGAGATGAAGATCTTTCCACACTCTTTGCAAATATTTTTAATTTCTTTTGGTGCTGTTCCATATCCATATTTCTTAATATTTTTTCGTATCTGTCGTTCGACTTTCTGTTTGACCCGATCAGAATGGCTACTGCAGCTAGGGCAATACTTTCCATTGCTTCGATAAGGTATAAAAAAAGCTCCACACGCTTCACATTCTTTTTCTTTTACTTTTTTGTCCATAATGTTCCCTTTCTATTTCCCGAAGACTGGCATTGTTTCTTCTTTTTCCATATCAAAATCGTTATTATATCTGCTCGGAAAAATTCTTCAGCTTCTTTGCAGGTAGGTTTTCTAATACCCAGGACGCACATACTGTATTCGTTATCAGGTCCTCCCTTTCTTTTCATGGAAACCTCAAAATACCGTATTTTTTCTCTGTTCTTTTCTTAATAAGTCATCTACTGCCATCTGAAAACCTACTGCCCAAAAATAGATACGGTTAGAAACACGCCTGCCAAGGTAAGCAAACTCGGATTGCTGCCAATCCCTGTCATATTTCTCAAATATCTCTGTAAGATCATTCGGGTAGGCTCCTACTCCGCCATCGATGTAGGTAGATAGAGACAAGATTTTATTGAAATCCACTTCTAATTCTGTTTCACCATATCCGTCAAGAATCAAATCTTTTTTTATAGACATAAGGTCTTCTTCAATGTCTTTATAACGGTAGGTATATGTTTCTGTACAACATTGGATTTTGCTTTTAAAATATCCGATATCATTTAAGAGTGAAGCCAATTTTTCTGGGTACAATGAATTGTACCAACTTGCAATACCTGCTCCAAGATCACCTGTGATAATAAGATTCCCCTTTTCTTTATCAAGCATATAGCGGATAGAATATTCAGAATAACCGTTTTTATTTTTCCAGTCCATAACCAAAATTTGCTCATTTTCCGCAACTTTAATTGCTTCAAAATCTTTGAACTTCTGCTGACACATTTCCCGTTTTTCTTTTTGCATTGTTTTGCTCCTTTTCATATAATATTTTTGGTGAAATGTAATGATTATTTTTTATCCTCCTTTCTCATCAATATTTCATTTCATTAGTAGAATGAAATATTATAAATAAACATAAAAAAAGAGAGCCAAAATGCTCTCTTTCTTAAAATATCGTTTCTTTTAAACTTTCTTTATCGAGTTATTTGATTCGTTCCGCAGAACTATATCCCTCGTATTCTTCTTTATGTACAACACAGCCTCTTACCTGCACAATCGAACCATTTTGCAAATGTCTCTCATGTCCAGATCGGATATGTGGACGCTTTTGAACACCAGAAATACCAGTTCCTCCGATTTTTTTTGTCTGATTAATCGGTTTTGTTCCATAGTCAAAGACAGAGATCATTCCTTCTATCTGAAAAGTTTTAGTCTCTGGACTATTCGTTTTGTTTTTCTTTTTCCTATCTTTAGTAATAGAGCTTCTGCTTTTTCTGATAAAATATTCCTGCATACAAAGAAGGATTGCGTGAACTGTCTGTATCCTTCGTTCCGGACAATCACTGAATTTTTCTACACAGCTTTTCTCAGAACCTTTCCATTTGTTGCATCGCTTTAAGTCTTTTTTTCTTCCGCAGCCAACAAAAGGAACTAAAAGATAAGAACCTTCCCCTTCTTTTATCAGAGAAAAAGTATAGCCGCCACAGACTCTGTCCCAGATAGATACAACAATCTTCTCATCCGATACTTTTCTGATATGAAAACCTTGTTTACTCTCCCGGATATTTCCTTGGATAAAAGTCTCATAAGAATTGTTCGCAGGCATAAAACGGAACAATGCATCAAAATCCATAACGGGTTGGTTAAATTGGCTTTTGTAGTAGGTATCCGTGATCAAAAAAAGTTTGGGATAATAAATTTTATCTTCTCCCTGGTCAAATATCGCTCCCTGCAAAATACGGGTAAAGGTAATGATATTTAAGAGCCGGATACATAAACCGATAACGGTAAACATTTCGATCCCGATAAGGTTTTCATTTCCTGTTTCGGGATTGATCTTTGTAATTTTTTCTTTGATCTTTGACAGGATACCTTGTTGCCCTGGTCCGTCAGAAAAGAACGCTTTTGGGTAATAATCAAAGCATTTCATGACTAGACGATGAACATCATCGCTGCTTTTATCGGAAAACACTTTCGCATCTCCGTTTGTTAAACCGCTTTTTAGACGTTCATGATACTCCATGAGCAATGAAAGATCATTTTCAGCATCTTCATAAAACTCTGCCGGAAGGATATTTACATACTTAAAAACCGGAAGGTTTTCTTTTGTGATATACTGCATTTTTCTCCTCCAAATTGTACTTTCAATCAACTTTAACTACTAAACATCTAGCTAAGGCGGTTTAGGCTTCATATTTCCGTTCTAATTCTTTACAAATTTCAGAATCGTAGCTAAATGGATATTCCTTTACAAGTCCATTTTTGCTGTAAATACTTGTGATGAATTTCACATCATAAAATGTCTTATAATTTAGACAGTATGTAATTGTTTTGTTTATGTAAATATTTACTGATTGACCATTATCGTAATACTGAAAAGGTACGTCGTCCGACATTTCCAGATCATCAAGAACTTTCTTTCCTTCGTAGTAATTTCTTTCAAACTGTTCTTTATTTCCCCATGTTTCACCTCTTGTTAATTCCTGTAACATTGATACGATTGACATATTATTTCACCCTCTTTATTATTCAAAATTGATCTGTAATGGTTTTACTTTTCCGCTTCTTAATTCTTCAAGTGCTATTTTATTTACTTTATTTGTAAAATAATCCACCTTGTAAGAATCAATGACTTTATTCTGTAATGACATTCTTTCATAAAAATCTAAAGTATCATCTTCCCAGTACCACACGAAATAAGTGTGAATGACACAATTTGCATCGTCATAAACGCGTTTACATCTTCTTTTGCTTCCGTTCATCAAGAAAATATCTTCCGGTACTTCTAAAGCGTCATACTCTGCATCTGAACAATGATGTTCTATTTCTTTATATGTCCAGATAACCGTACCTCCCCATGTATGTTTTCCATCTGTAACGGCTCTGTAGGTTCTTAACCATGCTTGCATTTCTTTTTTTGTTTTCCACGCATGAGAACTTAATGCGTTCCATGAAGCAAAATACTGATAATCATTATCTGATTTTCTATGAGACAGATAATATTTATCATGTGTTTTTGTGGAAAACATTTCTTTATTATTATTGCATTCCCATAAATTAACCGTTGCGGTAAAATAAATTCCACCATTTGCACGTGCGCCAACATTTCCCCATGTCCAAAAAGTTTTGACTGCTGTACCTTTATATACAAATTCAGATTCTTTGTGATGGCTAAAAGCGCCACCAGAAGCACTTCCGCATAACTCATCATCGTAAATATTTAGATGTATTCCGGCATTTTCGCAAAGTTCTATATCTTCTTCTTCTTTCATTGTTACTGTTGCTTTTGGAAAATATTCCCCGTATTCGTTTGTGTATTCCACTACGTCAAATGTCTGTATGGATTCTACGGAGCGTGATTTTTCAATCATATCAATAAGATGATTTACTCTTTCTACATCTGCATTGTTAATGCCATAACATCTGTCGAAAAGCTCATTTTCTTTCTTTAACGTTTCCACCGTATACTTTCTCATAATTTCCACCTATTTAACCTTTCTTAAAATCTTGTTCTAAAAGCATTTCCCATTTGATCTCTGCTCGGATAAAATCCTCATCAAAATCTTTTAGATGACCATTTTGAGCATAACTTTTTCGGGATTCTTCTACCTTTTGTTCTAGTTTTTCTTTTTCCATTAAATCCATAATCTGTTCTCCTTTAGTAAAGGATTTTATCTTCCATCTCAATCTCTTTAAAAAGATTGCTTATAGGATAAATGCAGCAGGAAGCAGAATCTGTTCTGGAATATCAGTGAGACTTTCCAAGTGAATACTGGTCTTTTTGCATTTTTCTACTGCTTTTAATAAGGCTTCTTGGGAAGGCCTATTAGAAACGACCATACAATGAAGCAACTTGGTCTTTTTCTTTCCTTTCAGTTTGTAGATACATACTCTTGTGGATTCTTTTCCCATTTTTTTTACTCCTTTTTCTTTGAATGTAACGATATTTTTATTCCTCCTTTCATCGCTTTGATTCATTCGTAAATAATATGAAATAACAAGGATGTAAACAAAAAAAGCCGGGAAGATATTTCTTCCCAGCTTAAGATGCAGACGCTATCTATTAGAACTCCTTTCTATACGATAATGTCCAATATATATCCTCTAAAGAGGAAGGGTTTCCAGAAACCCTCTTTGAGACAAAAATTAGTCAGTATACTGTATATTATATTCTTTTATATTCTTCGTGGATTGACAAGTTTATTGCAACAAAAAAAAGGCCGGATAAAACCGACCTTTTCATTGTTTCTCAGATGTCTTCTTATCAAGCTACAAGTTCGTAATATCCATCGCCGCAGGCACGAAAAGTTTTCGTATACCGCCTCAATGTTTGTCGTGCTTTTGCCTCGATATTACGATTATTTTCGCTCTTTTTATACCCTTTTACCGCATCCGCTAACTGTTTGTAATGCATTTTTCCACCTTTATTGTAAAATACATAGCGGAAAACATCACGCCAGGTAGCCGAGATACTATTTCGGATATCGATTTGATACGTTTTTGGTAAGACATATCCAACATAATAAGTTTGTTCAAATGGTTTCTGTAGGATTACCAGATTCTCATGTACAATAGGTACAAAATTCTTCTTTGCGTAAGTGCGTCCATCAGAAATACAGTTATGCTGCATCTTTACAATGCTCTGTATTAATTCTCCCGGCAAAGCAAGGGATAACATCATATCATGATATTTTCCCTTTCGTCTTATGTTTCCACACAGGATTCCCATTTTAGCTCCAGGATGCATGGCATTATATAACTTCATTGTTACTTTATTGTTTGCCTGCATTCCTTTCGTAAAATTCATCTGTCCAATGTCTTGGCTTTTTAACCTGCCGTCTGGGTCTGCATATTCACTCCCGGCATACTTAATACCAATTTCTGGATATGGCATATGCTGGAATACAAAATCAGCTTCTGAAAATTCCTCTGGGATTTCATCGACTAGAGCATTACAAACATAAATATCTGGGCGAACAGGATTTGGATTGATATCCGCTCCTATATATTTCACCTGCATATCTTTGCATACATCATAACCTGTACCACCACCTGCATACATTTCAGCCATGTAGTTCACATTGTACTGATCAATAAGAAATGCATGGATGTATCCACTACAATTTCCTCTGTAGCGATTGTTGCCCCATGGTCCTCTATCAGGAAAGCTTAATACAGTCCCTTCATTTGCACGTACTACTTTTAAAATATCTTGTTTTTCCATTTTCTATTTTCTCCATTTCTGTAATTTAGAAACAATGATTTGTGTTTTATTCCTCCCTTCCATCAATAACTGTTTCTTAAAAATAGAATGATTATTTAGTTAAAAAATAAAAAAAGCCCTACGAAAGAGCCTTTTTAATTAAATATAAGTAGATTTCCAATTCTTTTTGCCAAAGAATTTCGATTAAAGCGGGCATCTAATTTCCATTTTTCCTCCTGCTTCTTTCCTCCCATGGCACCTGCTGATAAGATACCGGAGCGGTTTGTGCGGTTTAAGTAAAAGGCAGCAACGCCTAACGAAAACCTGTCACTGTCTTTATCTTTTAAAATACTTCTTTGCTTCTGCCACTCTTCAATCGTAAGAGGAACTGTGTAAATTTTGTTAATGAAACGATCAGTTTCTTCAAGTATAGAAGACCAAAATGCAAAAATTGCTTTATCTTTATCATTTAAAACGATATGGCTGACAGTACCTTCCAGTAACAAGGATAAAGAGACTGCCGCTCCTCTCGCAAATGGTTCGATAAAAGTTCCGCCTTGTTTGCCAGAACACTCCAGCATATGCTTCATAACTGTTTTTAGTTTTCCTTTTCCGCCAGGATATCGTAAGGGTGAATAATACATAGCTTCTCCTCTTCTTATCCTATTAATATGGATTTGTCGATATTTTTTCTTTTCTCATAGTTTCTTGTTTGATATAGCATCCATAGTAAACATAAGAATTATGAATCCAATCTGATGGCAAAAAAGAAATGTCTCTTAATTTCTTCATAACCTGTCCTGAATCTTCAAATCCATGGTTTATCATATCTATCTTATGCTGTTCTTTTTCACTTTCTGATGCATAATAATAGTGTTCTTTTGTTGTGACGACCACCGCGTCATTAAAAATATCCCGGATAATCTCTTCTTTAAAATGTTTCATCTTTTTTAAGCAGAACACACTTCTAGCATAATCGATGAGATGTGTTACCTGCTATCCTCCTTTCATCTGTCTTATCACAAAGATATTGCAAGAACTCTGCCAGTTTTCAGAAAGACCAATTTTTCTATCATCAGATTTCTTTCAATCTGATTTGATAGGGATTCAACTTCTGTTAAAGAACGGTATATCCTGATGATATTAGAACTTTTTATCTTTCCAAAATAAGCCTCTTTAATTTCCTTTTCTTTTAACTGCACTGTTTCTATATCCAGATCTTTATAGGATATATAAGGAAATTCCGTAGGACCATTAAAAAATCGCCTTTTTATTTCTGTAATATATTCTTTTTTGATAACCTGAAGCAGACAATTAAAATCTTTTTTATGCATAATATTTTCTATATTTCCGATGTATCGTAACAAAAACTTATCCCATTTTTTATAATCTTCCGTTCTTTTTATGCTCTCTTCGAGTCTTACCAGAACTTTATCCTTGACATTTTTAAACATTTGTTCCTCTTCAATTTCCACTTTTCTCTCCTTTTCGATTTTTTTAGATTTTGATATTAGTATGAAAGATTAGCGATTAAACAAAATAACTACGTAAAATATCATACTAATAGTGATCAAGTACGGAGGTAATCACATGAGAAGAATAAAAAAAAGAAAAAGAAGGAAATTGATTCGTTTTTTTGTCATAATATTCCTATTATTTATCATAATGATAGCTGCTTCAGGATTTTTTCTAGAGATATTTTTTAAAGCAAAAACAGGTATTACAATCTCTGAATATTCTAAGCAGGCAGAAAAAATAGTTGATGACAGTATGAAAAGCGATTTTACCCCAAATAAAACTACCTATATTTATTCTGATGATGGGACGAGGATTGCAAAATTATCAGAAGGAAAGTCTTCTACTTATTTAAAATACGAGGATATTCCTAAAAATGTCGTAAATGCGTTTATTGCTGTTGAAGATAGAGATTTCTGGAAAAATGATGGCTATGATATGAAAGGAATTTTTCGAGGAATGATAAATATAGTTCGATATAGAAAGATATCCGGAGGAGGATCAACTATCACGCAGCAACTTGTAAGGAATACATGGTTATCTAACGAAAAAACATTTGAAAGGAAAATAAAAGAATTGATTCTTTCGTACAGTCTGACATACCGTTATAGCAAGAGACGTATTATGGAATATTATATAAATAATTGTTGTTTTGCAAATGGAATTTATGGAATTCATGATGCTGCAAAAATATATCTTGGGAAAGAGGTAAAAAATTTAACTTTGTCAGAAATTGCCTATTTATGTGCGATCCCGAACCGTCCAGAAACATATGACCCATTTAAAAATCCTGCTACAGCCCTTGTGAGAAGAAACAAGATTTTACGGGCAATGAGAGATATTGGGCAGATATCAGATAAGAAATGTAAAAAAGCCATACAGGAAAAGATAAAGGTTCAATCACAGAAAAAGAATAAAATATACAATTATCCAACAACATATACCGTTCACTGTGCTGTAGAATATCTTATGAAAAAAGAAGGATTTAATTTCGAGTATAGTTTTTCTTCCAAATCTGATTATGAAACTTATAAAGAAAAGTACCAAAAAGTGTATCAAAAATGGCACACAAGACTGAAAACGGGTGGCTATAAGATAAAGACATCTATTAATTTAAAAAAACAAAGAGAAATACAACAGATTGTAAATGATACCCTCTCATTTGATAAAACGAAAAATAACGGGGAATATAATTTACAGGGAGCGGTTACTGTTATTGATAACCAGACAGGAAAAGTGATCTCCATTATTGGTGGGCGGGAAAAAAATGCTATCTATTCATTAAACCGGGCATGGCAGGAGCCAAGACAACCTGGCAGTACGATAAAACCACTTGTGGTATATACCCCTGCATTAGAATATGGTTATACAGCAGACTCTATGTTGAAAGATATAGATGTGCCGGAGGCATATAAAGCTCCAGAATTAATTGATAAACAAAAAGCAATATCATATCCTTTAAATTATGCAGTATCACATAGCTTAAATGGATGTGCAATGTATCTTTTTAACCAGATAGGGATACAAAATGGAATGTCTTATTTAAAAGAAATGTCTTTTTCTAATATTACATCTACAGATATCAGTTTAAGCTCTGCACTTGGTGGATTAACTTATGGAACAACAACATCTGAAATGGCGGCTGCCTATCGCTCTCTTGCTATGCATGGACAATATTTATCAAATACATGCATTCTTTCTATAAAAGATGATGAGGGAAAAGAAATATACAAGCAGCCAGCAGAAAAACAAGTATATAGGCCTGAAGCTGCAGATGAAATGAAAGATATCTTGTCGAAAGTTTTAGTAGAGGGAACTGGAAAGGATATACAGTGGTATAACTATTCAGATATTAAAGCATATGGTAAGACTGGTACAACGAATAGTTCAAAAGACGGTTGGTTTTGTGGATTTACAGATGATTATACAATCTCTGTTTGGATTGGAAAAGATAATCATAAGGATATAGAAGGATTATATGGCGGGACATATCCGGCAGAGATATGGAAAGAAGCAATGCTTTCTATGTATAATTAAACTCTTACTGTCATGCAGTGTGTTATTTCTATTAAGCAGCTAGTAATTATCCCCCGTTCATTTAAACGGGGGATTTTATGGCATCCTCTTCTGAAACTATTGTTTTAACTCAGTCTCAAAAATGGACATGGCATCTCGCAAGCCTTGATTATAGGCTTGTGCAAGTAAGTAATCTTGAGACTCTTTAACTCCTTTAATGCTTGTATCCATTATTTTCATAGACATAAAAATTTTCTTTTTGATTTGTTCTAATTTGTTCATAACTATTCTCCTTCTGCTTCTTTTTTGCCTTTTCGATTTGCCATCCTCCTACGGATAAATCCGTAGGATTTCTTAGATTATAGCAACATCACTATTTAAGATGCATAGATGAGATATTTTTAATGATTACCTGCGAACCTTCCGATTCACTTTCCTTTATTTCCACATCTGCCATGCGGTTATAAATCTCTGTCGGTATACTGATTTCAATACCTAAGTCTGTTACGATAATCATTTTCTCTAGCTTTTTAACAGTTGTATCATTTTCAATCTTGATGTAGTCATTTTGCATATCATAAGATTCTATTTTTTCATCATATTCTGATTTCATTTCCGGAGAACGACCGAACAGCTTGGCTCCTACTCCTTCAATGTCGATTTCTTTATCTTCCATGTAATCTTTTAACAGAGCTGATTTCGCATCCATCTGACTTGTGATACCGTCATAATATTTAGTAGTTACACTACGAATGATTCGATCTAACAGATTTAATTTCTTTTTAGATGCAAGTTCCGTATTGCAGCCAAGAAAACTTTCAGAAAAATAATTTACTTTAGCTCCTTCCACTGTGTACTTCTTTTCCACGAGTCGGATGGATAAATCTGACAGATTAATAATCGCAGCTTCGGTTGGACGTGTAGAAGATGATGGTAACAATGTAGTATTTTGAATTAAAGAAGTTGTAACCCCAGTATCAGATTGATTAATACGCTGCGTGTAACTACTCTTGTAATTTAACTTTAATAATGCAAGATACCTCTGCCCCTCAAATTGATAGGTTAAAACCATTAAATCTCCAGAAGGAATATCTAAAGCGTTGTTTATACAGCTAAAAAGTAATTTGGCAATCTCTTGAGATGTATTGATAAAACTTTCTTCCTTATCTTCATTCATGTCTTTCAGTAATTCATATACAAGACTTGTTTCAGGATAAAACTTTCCATGTTTTGAATTATCGTTTCCATGGATTTTTCCAATGAGATTATGAATAAAATCTAATTCCTCATCTCTTAAATTTAATAAGGAATTTGAGAGAATAATTCCTCTATTTCCATTGTCTAATATATGTAATATTGCCTTTCTGATAATAATTCCATCCATTTTTTTCTTCCTTTCTTTTCTTCATATTCTGTTGCTTTCACATTTAATCCACACACCCATGTAGGATGCGGCTAGTTTGTTGATAAGTTCCTTGTAGAGTTTTTCATATTTTAATCCACGCATCCACGAGGGATGCGACTACAATAAGCTGCATAATACATCTACCACAGCAATTTTAATCCACGCATCCGCGAGGGACGCGACATGTATCCGTTAAGCGTGGGTATCATGGATATCGATTTTAATCCACGCATCCGAGAAGGATGCGACAGCGAAATCGTATAAAATTGATAGCGATTTTACTGTTTTATTTAGAAAGTTTATATAAAAATTAGGCATTGTCACCTTTCGCATTTCTATTTTTTAGAAAAGCAAGAACAATATCTTTTATCTTCGCAGTGCAAATCTCCCGGGATTCTTGTGTTGCTTCCGATTCGCACTAACTTTCTTATATATAGTATGTCAGAATTTAAGATTGGTTGATTTTTCTGTAGAAATATTTTTTATCTAATCTCTTTAGAACGTTG